CCTTATTGGAGTAAGCGAGGTATTAGCGGCGCCTAATCTAGTATAACCTGAACGGGTTTTTACTTTCTTCTGATAGTCAATCAAAACATTCTTTGAACCACCAATAAGCAAACGCCTATCCGTATTAGACGGATCGGAAGAAGTTTGATAGCCCAAAGTTTCTTCTGATACACTAAAATCTTTCATAAAATTACCATCTACCTCGAGCAGGTTTAGAGCCATAGTAAGCTATGGCCTTTTTGCTCATTGTAGGATTTTCACTTTTATACTTTCCATAAAGACCAGGCTTAGAACCTACTCCATACAATTCACGTTCAGCCCAGTTAATATCAAAGCTCGAATCTACGCCTTCCATTTGTTGAGCACAAGCTATCATTGATTCTAATAAGAAAATCTGTATTGCATCATTATCTAGGGTAATAGTATCGTCATCAGTTGTTGGTTGAGAAATTAAAGTACCTGCGGTATTTTTAAAGATAAACTTGGAGTAATACTTCACATCAAAGTTTCTTCCGACTGACACTATGATATTATCTACTCGTAAATCGGTAATTGCTCCAGTAGTCGCAAAGGTAATCTTTGCCGAGTCTATTGTGCTTGGATCAACTGTGCCTGTTTCTGTAGCTGTAGACCAAGGGAATTTCACTTGATTCCAGCCTACTTTCAAGGCTGATCCGTCTGCTTGGGTAGTTTGAGCTACCGAAGTCCAGTAATTAGTAGTCAAATTATTCCCCCAAACTAAACTAGCGGATGTAAGTAGTGCTAAATCAGCACTATTTTTAACTTTAAACCACATAAAGAAGTCTGCAACCTCGTCCTCATCAGTAAAATCTAAAGAGGTCATTGTAGTATTTTGAATACCATCGCCAGAGGCTGCTAAATCAAACTTTATAGAGCCTGAACCTGATACATAGTCTATATCATCGGCAATTAATCCCGTGGCTGTGCCTACTCCTGACCAAGTGCCATTTGCAGTAAGTGAGTTAAGTTCGTTTAATACTTTAGGAGAGCGTGATCGCCAGTTAATCCGAATAATCTTTGAACCTTCTGAGCCTTCGATAGATACTTTTTTATTCTTAATACTTTTTTGTAAATCAAAACCGCCAGCAAGTATTCTAGTAGCACTATCTGATAATTCTCTTCTGTTTTGAGGAATCAAATCAATTATTTTCTTATAATCTGAAGGAAGGGCATAGTTATAAATATCGTCGTGGATAGTATTTGCGAGTCCCTGAATGCGAATAGTATCAAGTGGGTCTAATTTTAAGAGCATTGTATTTTGCGCTCTTTCTAAGGCACTATAAATATTACGAACTTTGTTTAAAGTTCCGCCGTGCAACATTCCAGTTAAATTGTCTTTAACTTGTGATATGTTCATTTTGATTATTTATAACTTACATTAATTTTTTTTGATGGTGCAGTTGTTGAAGCCCATAAATAACCATAGAAAGTATTATCTGGGTTTATTTCATAATTAGTACCAGCTGCTACATAAATACCAGTCAAACCACTTGCCGCAATATATGTTGTGGCCTGTGTGGCTGTTATATTAGTACTGGTAGCAAACAAATAAATCCCAGTATCGCTAGGATTACTGATAATAGCATAACGTCTATTATAATCAGCGTCTAAAAGTTTAATAGGCACAGCAGCCGTTGTAGTGCTTAGGTCTGTCAAATAGTTAAATCTATTCGTAGCTACATCAGCAAAACCGCCTAAATTCGTGCTTTGATAACCAAAATAACCTGCTATAGCCAATAAAATGGCAATTATAGATGTTTTTATTGTGTTGTTCATAGTTTTTTTAATTAATTACTTATTCCTAACCCCGAAAATTCAGGGTTAGAGTAAATAGTTAATCAGCGTGTACTAATTCACTTACTTCACAGACAACATCAGTATTAACTTTTCTATAACAATTTAATACTGACCATTCAGCGCCATCGATAACATCTACGTTGGTATCAACACCGACTAAATCAATGCCAGCACCCTTAGTAATTGTTAAAGCGACACCTGCGGTTGTTGAAGCATTTTGAATCATCCAACTTCTCATATCACCAGCACTAGGCAACAATGTAGTCATTGTTGAAGTGGCTGGTAATGTCAAAGCGAATGTCACAGAAGTATTAGATAAAATATCAATAATTGAATTATCTAATAATTCAGCTTCAGTTAAAGTGCCTGTCGAAGCCACTGTGGTAGAAGCTAAAGTTCCATTACCAGAAGTCAAACCCTTTAAATATGACTCACCAGTCATTGTTAAGGTAGTACCTCTTACTTCACCAGCAATAGGTGAAGTACTATCAGCACTAATACCATTTGGAAAACGAGAACCAGAAGCACCTAGTGAGGTTCCAATGTTTTCTGTAAAAGTTAAAAATGCCGATTCTAAACTATCTATTTTCTTCTCTAATGAAGATTGGTTATTACCACCAACCCCCATTAAACTCACTACCAAAGCAAGTATTGCTACTCCTCCGATAATGTATCCTGTAATTTTGTTCATATGGTTGATGATTAAGTAATAACTAATTAAGTGGTACCATTAGAACCAACATAGCCAGTCCAAGAACCTGGGAATGCTGTTTCGTGGTACTTGTATTGATACATCCAAGTATCATTACCTGAATACTTAGGCTCGATAATATCAGATGTCAAACCGTAAAATACTTTACGAGTGATCATATGATTGCGACCAATTAAGTGATATGAAGTATTAGCATTGGCAGCACCATTATAAGTTGAACCTAAGAAGATAGAAGCTCTAATTTGTACAGTACCATAATCCGTATCAAAGATATTTAGATTATTTTCAGCACTGTTAGCAATTAACTGAGAGTTCATCACTTCTTTGGCTGTCTTATAAAGTAAGAAAGGAACTAAAGTACCTGCTAATACGTGAGAACCAGCATCACCATCTTGAGCTTTTTGATTAGCTAAAGTGACGACAGAAGTCCACATATTATCAGGAGTCAAAGAACCTGTTTCTAAATTATCAACAGTTGCACCCTTTAAAGTGGTGTGAGAAGCAGAAGCTAAAGCATCACCATCTGGGGTTGTATTATAAGTACCTGTAAAAGCATCACCATAAGTCTCTAAAATAGCAGTTCTATCTTGAGTTTCTCTTGCTCTATCACCTACTTGTCTACCAATTTCAGCACGTTTACCGATTTTATCGGCTTTAAAAGCTTCGTCAGAGATAGGAATTAATTTTGTGAACTTTTGGGAAGCTTTAGTTTTTGTATTACCAACAAAGGTATCGGAAGCTAAAATTTCTTCTTGTTCAGCTGTTTTTTGGAATTCACCTACATTGGAATCTTCATCCCAAATAAAGGCTAAGGCATCCAAAGGACCTTGCTTGAAGAACAATTCATCAGAAGCAGATAAATATTGTGGCTGTTGCGCACGATCAAACTCTTCGTACATTGCTGTATCGATAGAGGTTTGTACTGCGTCTGGTGATAATTGTCCTGTAAATCCACCTGAAATCATAAGTTTAAAATTAAGTTAATTAAGTGACATCGTGTCTAAAAGCTCTTGCGTGAACAACAACGTCTAAAGTACCATTTGCAGCATTACCCGCAACAATCTCTAAACCAGATGTATCAGCAGAGGCAGTTTCTTTAATAGTATAAAGTTCACCACCATCTGAACCGCCAGTTGAATTATAATCAATCAAGGTATAATCCTGAATGAGTAAGAGAATCTCTGCGTCGGTATCTACATTAGCGGCCGTTTCTCCTTTACCACGAATTCTACCTGAATCTGGTGCAGGACGATTGACTAAGGTTTCGTGGGCAACTACTGTGCCTGATGTCAATGGCAAACAACGTTTTTTAGCGATACCACCTAAACGATGTGTACCCACAACTGGAGTATCAGCAGCTGCTAAAACATAAGTATTAGCTGAAGCTACACCACTTGATTGAGTGGCAACTGAATGAATTGGCTCACCAACTTCATAACGAGTAGCTGAAGCTGCGATACGTACTGGAAAATCTACTTGCAAATCAAGAACTTGTAAATCATTTTTCATATTTTTTAAATTAAACCAAAAGACACAAAGTCTTTCGGACTTGCGAATTAACCTTGTCTCTAAATAGAGACTTGCCTTGCGGCTTAGTTATTTGACTATGCGCCTATTGGAGCTTGACGTACACCTTCTTGATAAACCCTACTTGTATTTGGGTCTTTAATTAAGACTCCACCTGAAGCAAGTTTCTTCTCATATCTACGAGAACTTGTATTAAAGGTAAATCCTTGACTAGTTAAGACCTGTTTAACATCAGGAGCCATTGCTGGTTCTTTAGACTTTGGTCCGTCGTGATGAGTACTAGCAGAGTTATCAT